TCCGTGAGGATTCTCTCTTTCGTCAGTTTCGACGAGCGGCCTTAAGCCGTTCTCCCTAAATAACCGAGGATTGACTGTTATGAAACAGAAAGTAAAATCGATAGCGTTCCAAGTGACACTCGTGCCACTTATAATGCGACTCGCTACTCTTATCAGAGACGCTTGGTTTTATTACCAAGATTCTAGGACAAGATAGTACATGGATGTTTTCTGATCGGAAGAGCAGAATTGATTTTCTAGCTCTTCGTTCTCCAAACAACATGTATTTTTACCATTTCCTCTATTAAGGAGCTCTTCCATGCCTACTTTTTCACATACTCAAAGCGAACAGATGCTGGCGCGGACGTCGGTGTCAAAACCGAAGACCTGCTACCCGCGATCTGATCTCTACGAGTGGGTGATTACTAGTAGACAAAATAAGAGTTGGAACGAGGTTCAACACCGAAAGAAACCGCCTGCGCCTCTTCACGACCATGTCACAAGCCTTGCGAAGCAGTATACTTATACAGCTTCACATTGCCGACGTGGTACGGAACAAGCTCATGCGTTAACATGTGGTCAAAGAATAGATACTTTCTATGACTCCATGACCCCTGCTCTTCAATTCACCGATAAGATTCCAACCCGAAAGGATTGGGTCATGTTGATGAGAGAGAGAATAGAGGAAAACAATGTTTCTCTTGGTGAGACCCTTGCAGAGTATAAACAAGCGGCTAGAATGTTTGGTTCTTTTGCGAAAAAGCTCCATAAATTCTATCGCGTTATGCGCTTCAAGGGTACGAGACGTAAACCACTCCGAGTTTGCAGTATTGCTAATGCAGAACTCATGTACAGCTATGGTATAGCACCCTTAGCCGGTGTATTGTACGACTCTGTCGAACAATTACGGATAAGGATGAAAAAGCCACTCGTTCAACGCTATTACGTCAAATCCGAACAGGAATATGACGGTAGCGGAGAATATAGTGGTGTATACCATGAGTACAAGTGTAAACGTGTGCAGAAAGCTAACGTGTATATGACACTCAAGGACATTGATTACTGGAGGTCCTACATAAACATAGGAAATCCGGTAGAATGGGCTTGGGAGTTAATACCCTTTAGTTTCGTCGTTGATTGGGCTTTGCCCATTGGACGATGGCTTGGGACTTTTGACTCCTTAAAAGGGTCGAAAAGTCTTATCGGGACCGTCTCAACGAAGGATAGTATTGAGTCTAAGTATAACCTTGTTACAAACAGTGATCAATTCACTGAGTTTCAAGGTCATAGTTCCTATTCGAGTTTCGAACGGGAAGTTATAGACGAAATACCACTACCATCGTTCCCTAAGTTTGATATCTCCTATTCATGGCGTAGAGTCATGCATGGGACATCATTACTTACGGTTCTCAATAAACGATGTCGACCTCGATGATCGACCAGACTAGGATGAACCTAGAGAACTGCTAATAAAGGAGCATGGAAATGCCCAATATTACATCATTTATGATCGAAGACTCTGGCGCGACTCCCATTGGGAGTCCCGTTACAGTTGAGCGCACCTTTGTGCCTAACGGTATGGTTGGTGGGTTGTACGAATTTGTGAACTCTGACATCAGTCAAACTGGTGCCGGACAACTCAAAGCTCGTGCAGGCATATCTCGCGCGTCCGCGCGTAGAGATACTGATCATGTCTTCTTCGAGATTCACCAACCTGTTGAGAAACAGGTAGATGGTCTCTGGGAAGTTGATCACGTTAACCGGGTTTTTACCAAGTTTGTTCTTGATAAAAACTCCTCGAAGGATGAAAGGCTTGATCTTAAAGCCTTAATCTACAATCTTCTGGGTACGTACTTACAGTACTTTGAAGAGGACCTCGAAGGTGGTTGGTAAGCGATCGCGGAGATATTTATTCCGCCTCATTTACTCCACCTGGTTTCTTGCCAATATTCTCTTCTTACTCAGTCTTTGGACTAAGTATCAAGTGAATATGCCACTCTCTTAAAAGGAGAACACTAAATGTTTGACTTTAAGCAAACAGGTTCTGACTTTCAGTTGGAACTCCAGACCGTTCTGCAATTGGCTAAAATCATTAATTCGCCAAGGAGCTTGATGGTCTCATTACTCATTCTAAATGAGGAGTGGGACCAGCTCGCTAATTTGAGGATTGACGCAACTCAATATTTAGAAATTCATCGTTTCAAAGATGACTATCTGATTACTGAGGTACTGCGGAAATCTCCAAACTTACCTTTGCGTATTAACAGGCCAAAAGCAGCTCTTGACTCTTTTCTAGAGTCGGAACAGCAGTGTAAAGATACTAATGCGATATATGGTGGTATGGTTGATACCATACACCCTCAGTGGATGTTTTCGCTGAAAAGATATATTGCAAAAGTTCTTGGTCCATTGGACCGTAACGCCTTAGACAATATTTCGCGAAAAGCGAAACATGGTCCTGGCGCTACAACTGCCGTACGAGGGGTTGGGTGCTTGCCTTCGGATAAATTCGATGGTATAATACACCTTACCACGAACTTGTACCCCTACGCACGATCAATAATGGGCGATACCTGGATAAATTACAGGTCTCAAGCATTAGAGATTGTACATGGAAGCAAGTTTGCAACCGTTCCAAAATCTGCCCTAATAGACCGGCCGATTTGCACTGAACCCACGTTGAATATGTTTCTTCAACTAGGGATCGGTGGTTATCTGCGTAAACGTCTAAAGAAAGCAGGTTTAGATCTTGATGTTGCCGCCGAGACCAATCGTTGCTTAGCACAATTAGCCTATAGTGAAGAACTTTCTACTATAGATCTAAAAAGTGCGAGCGACTCGGTATCTCGAGAGCTTATCTATTATCTTCTCCCAGATGACTGGGCAACTCTCCTTAAAGTTGCTCGCTCTTCAACTACAAAACTTCCCGATGGGACAGTTTTGGAGTTAGAAAAGATTTCATCAATGGGAAATGGATTTACCTTCGAGCTAGAAAGTTTGATCTTCTATGCTTGTTGTAAAATCCTTGTAGATAAAGATGACTTAGTTAACGTTTTTGGTGATGATATTATATTACCAAGAAAGTTTTCTAAGGACGTGATTGATGCACTTGGCTACTTAGGCTTTAGTGTGAATGGATCAAAGAGTTTCCTGGCAGGAAACTTCTTTGAATCTTGTGGAACCGACTGGTTCAAAGGACAGAATGTTCGTCCTTTTTATCTGAAAGGCGCTAAGGATATTCCTTATGCCCTTCAAATCGCCAACAAACTGAGATTATATTCTCGGATTGACGGCGACTTCGGTTGTGACTCCCGTTTCAAAGAGCTATGGCTCTTTCTTGTCTCTAAAGTTCCTCCATTATGGAGGAAGCATAGGGTACCACCTCATTTAGGTGATATCGGTTTAATTACCGGACAAGCAGAGGTTCGCTTTCGAAAGAGAGCAGCTGATGGCCACGAGGGTTGTTTTGTGAAGACGATCGCATTTAAACCGCGAAAGTATCACAGACAGTCCATTGGGCTGTTGCTTCACAATCTCACAATAATCGGTGACACCGATATAGCATCTTATGGAAAATATCCCAAAAGAGGTTATTTAGGTAGACTCCGTACTAAGTGGGTCAGTATTAGATACTGGCCTAGTGGTTTGGACTGGGTTCTAT